ACCCAATCATTGAAGACATAGAGTATGATGAGTTATGTAGGGAACTAAAGGAGAAGTGGGATAGTGTAGAACATTACCACAAACACTTAATAGATAAGCAATCATTAGGTGCAGGAACAGGTTATCAACTACAATATAATGAACGTATTAAACTTGGAGCAGTTGCATTGCTTAACAAAAGTAAGGAGAAATAGTATGCCTATATATGACAAGAACGGAGACATTGAACATTGGTGTTGGTATGACATCTTTTGGGATGATGAAAAGAAAAGACTTGAGAACCCTAAAAATTGGCTAAGAAATTTATATGAGATGGCAGATGAATGGGATTTGCCTTGGTTTATTATGGGTAAAGTGTATTGGTTGCATGACTACATGCAATGGAGACGTAGCCCTAGAGGTGTAACTTCAACTTACATAAAACCATATAAGAAAAAATATATACTTAGAAGTGAGTTTGATGTTGAGGACTTTAGACCTGATGGTATAGGAGATGTCATGTATACTGACTATGATTATAGGGAGTTTCACTCGTTAGAAAATATGCTACGATTTCTAAAAAATAATATTACTTATGAAAATAAAATGAAGCCTAAGCTCGATACAGTAGAAGAGTTTTGTCAAGAGTTTAGCTTTGAAGTTTACGAAAGGCTATATTAATGCAACTAAATAATTTAGTAGATAAGTATTATTTATCTAATGATTTCAAGGTGTTAGCTGATAAAACTAAACATGATTATCAATATTGTGCAGGAGTTTTATTGGCTACTGAAGTTGATGGCAAAAGTGTGGCGGGAATAAGTCTTCTTAAAATGACAGGAGCAATAGCTAGAAGAGCGTATGAGCAATGGCTTGGTCGTGGTATATATCAAGCTAATGCTATTACTTCTGTTGCTCGTAAGATATATTCTTATGGGATGGAGATGGGTTATGCTGAGACTAATCCATTTGCTACTTACAAACGTAAGACACCCCATTCTAGGAACACAGTATGGACACAAGACCAAGTCATACAGTTTTTGGATGCAGCTTATGCTGATTTCAAGTACAGAAACATAGGATTGATTGTACAAATGTCTTACGAATGGTGTCAGAGGGTGGGAGATATGCGAATGTTGCAGTTTTCTAGCATTGACTTTGATAAAAGTGTGCTAAATTTGCAACAGTCCAAGAGAAGAAGTGTAGTTCACCTACCGATTTCACTTGACTTATTAGAAATGCTTAAACAACAGGCAAAAGACTACGACTTTCAGCCTTATGTAGCACCCTATCCTACTGCAAAGGGTGGTCAGTATGCACCTTATACCATGCAAAGGCTGTCTAAAGTGGCACGTAGAGTGATGGACTTAGCTAATCTACCTGATACATTACGTATCTCTGACTTAAGACGTACAGGAACGACTGAAATGGTAGAAGCAGGTGTGTCTATGGGTCAGATTATGTCTGTCACAGGTCATGCTAACCCTCAATCGGTCAAACCTTACATGAAAAATACGTATGAATCTGCAAATAATGCATTGACATTACGAAAAAGCCATGTTAAAAGCATGTAAATGCCGACAAGGAGAGTGATATATGAATATTAATATGTACATTAATGACTTAGATTTAAGTATAGGAGAAAGTAAAAGACTTAACTGTCCATCTTGTAATGGATACAAAACTTTTACTGTCACCAACAACATGGGTCAGATGTTATGGAACTGTTACAAGTCTTCTTGTCAGCTATCAGGTTCTAAACGTGTATCGTTATCTGTTAGTGATATTAAAAAACACAGACAGAATATAGAGAAAGATAATGAACCCTTCGTAATGCCTGAATACATAGTACCTTACGATAAAGAAAGTTATTATGGTATACCTAATGACAAGCTTATGTATGATGTCAAGGAACACAGAGTTGTTTTCCCTGTCATACATGAGGGCAGAGTTGTTGATGCCAATGGCAGGTCATTAGGAAAAAGAATACCTAAATGGAAAAGGTATGGAAAAAGTGACTTGCCTTTTGTCTCAGGACATGGTAAGGTCGCAGTAGTTGTTGAGGATTGCGTGAGTGCTTCAGTCCTAGATAGTGAAGTATATGTTGGGGTAGCAGTATTGGGTACGTCATTATCAGAATCTCACAAGAGGTATCTCTCGCAGTTCTCAACAGCAATTATAGCACTAGACCCTGACGCATTACCCAAGACAATGTCATTCGCAAAAGAATTGAGAGCTTATGTAAATGATGTTAAGGTGCTACGATTGCAAGATGACTTGAAGTACAAGAAGCAAGATGATATAGAAAATTTAATTAACTTAACCCCAAAGGAGAACCAATATGGAACTATCCCTACTACGTAGCTTGATGAACAGAGATTTTTACACAGACCATCGTGGCTCTAAGTGTCCTGATAGATTGTTCAGTAAAGATGCAAGAAAGCTAAAGCATACTATTGATTATGCTATGAATAAATATAAGAGAGATGTAACACCCGATGAGGTGGAAGCATTGTTTATGGCAAACAATCCATCTATGACTACAGCACAGAAGCAAGGTTATAGTGCACTGTTTAACACAGTAAAACGTGAGCAACCAATGGGTACTGATGTGGCACAGGATGTGCTGTCTAAGTTATTTCAACAGGTCATTGGTGAAGACATAGCAAATCTAGGATTTGATTATGTGAATGGTGCAGAGAAAAGTCTTAGACCATTACGTGATTTACTTGACAAGTATAATGATAACTTTTTACCTGAAGTAAAGATTGAATGGGATGATATATCTTTTGATACTATCATGGCTAAACAATCTGTACAGATGAAGTGGACATTCAATATACCTGAGATGGCACGTAAGGTAGAAGGTGTAAATGCAGGTTACCTTGTGGAGATAGGTGCTCGACCTAACACAGGGAAGACTTCCTTCCATGCATCTATGTTGGTAGGTCCTGGCGGTATGGCTAGACAGGGTGCTAAATGTGTAGTCCTCTGCAATGAAGAGTCTTATGACAGAGTTGCCTTCCGATATATACAGGCATCCACAGGTTTTCCAAAGGAGAAGATTCAAGCTAACATCCAAGAAGCTAAATCAATCTACCAAGATGTAACCAAGAACGTAAAGATTAAAGATGTTAGTGGTGAGGATATGGCATGGGTAGAGACAATGTGTAAGACAGAGAGACCTGACATAGTAGTTCTAGATATGGGAGATAAGTTTGCTAGGTCAGGTAGTTACTCTAGACCTGATGAGATGTTAAAAGCTAATGCCATCTATGCTAGACAAATAGCAAAGACATATGGCTGTGCCGTATTCTATATGTCACAGTTGTCTGCAGAAGCGGAAGGCAGACAGGTTCTTAATCAGGCTATGATGGAAGGCTCACGTACAGGTAAGGCCGCTGAAGCAGACTTGATGATACTGATAGGACAACCTGCCCAAGTAGAAGGGGTTGACGAACAGTCAACTTTAAGGCATATTAATGTTGTAAAGAATAAAGTAACAGGATGGCATGGTATGATTAATTGTAACCTTGATTATAGAATCGCAAGGTTCACAGCATAGAGGAGTAGATATGAAACTTACATTAGATGTAGAAAATACTGTCACTAAACGTGATGGCAAGATGTACCTAGACCCATTTGAGCCTGACAATAAACTTGTCATGGTTGGATGCTTGACAGATAAAGGAGAAGAATATTTATATAGAGATAATTTTGATGGTGTGCAAGCACACTTGGATGATGCTACTATATTAATAGGACACAACATAGCATATGATTTAATGTGGCTATGGGAGTGTGGCTTCAAGTATGATGGTCCTGTGTTTGACACAATGCTAGGCGAGTATGTCTTGCAACGTGGACAGAAAGAACCCTTATCACTAGAAGCTTGTGCTGAAAGGTATGAGTTAGATACAAAGAAGCAGGATACTTTGAAGGAGTATTTTAAACAGGGTATAGGCGTTGATGAGATACCACCTGATGAATTGTCTTCGTACTTATCGGCAGACTTACATGCAACACAACAGTTAGCTGAGAAACTAACAAAAAGATTGATGACTACAGATTCATCATTGATGGAGTGTGTTGTATTAACTAATAGGGTATGTGTCACTCTAGCTCATATATATAATACAGGCTTTGCTGTAGATGAAGAGAAGCTAGAGGAAGTTAGGCTTCAGTTTGAAACAGAGAAGCTTGAGATAGAAAAGAGATTACAGGTTCAAATACGAACTCTTATGGGTGACACTCCTATTAATCTAAATAGTCCAGAGCAGATGTCTTGGGTTATATACAGCAGAAAACCACACGATAAAACTATGTGGGCTAATGCCTTTACTCCTTATATGGACAAGAGTCATTTCAACGATACTGTATCTAAGAACTCAAGCATAGTATTTAAAACAAAGGCTGTATCATGCAGAGGTTGTAATGGCACAGGGCAGATAAGAAAGGTAAGAAAGAATGGAACTCCTTACGCAAATACCACTAAGCACATTGACTGTGGTGGTCATGGTTATAGTCTTCAATCTCTTGGATTAGTCGCAGGACTAAAGTTTAAAGCACCAAACTCTAAGTGGGTATCAGCCAATGGTTTTGGTGTTTCAAAGACTAACTTGGATATACTACAGAGCATGGCTAAACGTAACAACATGACAGACGCTGTCAATTTCTTGACAGATGTTAAACGTTTGTCGGCTCTAGACTCATACTTAAGTTCTTTTGTAGAGGGTATAAAGGCACACGTTAAAACTGATGGTAAGCTTCATGTGAGATTATTACAACACAGAACTGCCACAGGTAGATTCAGCGGTGCAGACCCTAATATGCAGAATATGCCTAGAGGTGGTACGTTTCCTGTAAAGAAGGTATTCGTATCACGTTGGAAAGGTGGCAAGATACTTGAAGCTGACTTTGCACAGCTAGAGTTTCGAGCTGCGGCATATCTATCACAAGATAAGGTGGCAATGAATGAAGTCTCTACTGGATTTGATGTTCACTCATATACGTCTAAAGTTATTACAGATGCGGGTCAACCGACTTCTAGGCAGGATGCGAAAGCACACACATTTGCACCTCTCTACGGAGCAACAGGCTTTGGAAGAAGTAAAGCTGAAGCGGAGTACTATGAACACTTTACAAAGAAGTACACAGGAATCAAAGCTTGGCACTCCCGATTGGCTAAAGAAGCTCTAGAGACAGGCAAGATATCCACACCATCAGGCAGAGAGTTTTCTTTTCCTGATGTTCAAAGAAGAATGAATGGCACAGTAAGCTTCTTTACACAGATAAAGAACTATCCTGTACAAAGCTTTGCTACTGCCGACATAGTTCCCATTGTATTAATACACATGGAGAACCTGTTAGCTAATTATAAGTCATGTATTGTTAATTCAGTACATGATTCTGTAGTTGTTGACATACATCCTGATGAGATAACACAAGTATTATATCTTATCAAACTACTCAATAGTAGTCTCCAATCTATTATTGAGAAACAGTTTAGCATCGAGTTCAATGTACCATTATTACTTGAAGCAAAAATAGGTGATAATTGGCTTGACACGAAAGATGTTAGCTGATATAACTATACAACATTTGACTCACAGAAAGGAGCAATACATATGGATAATAATAATTTAGTAACGATTGATACCAATAACTACGAAGCAATGGCTAAGGCTATGGGTATAGCAGGAGAGGGTTCAAAGTCCTCTGATACAAAGAAGTCTCAGCAGTTACCACGTTTCAGAATAAACCATTCACCAATCATGGGTGAAACCAAAATGAATGGCAAGAATGTAAACGTAGAGGTAGTTGAAGGTGGTACTTACAAACTTGAGATACCTGATGGAGAAACCTATTATAGTAAGACTGCTAGAATAAGACCATTCATGCAGAGGTACATGTACAAGAGGTTTGTTAAAAATATGAACGCCAAGATGGGAGAGCCTATGGGTATATACCATAAGACTGTCATGGCAGATTCACTTAACCTAGACTTAAAAGATAATCAAGGTGGCTTCAACTGCGGTAAACCTGCAGGTTATATACAAGACTTTAAGGCATTACCTACAGAAACCCAAGACTTAATCAAGCAGATTAAAAGGGTACGTGTCATCTTTGGTTTAGTAGATTTACTAGAACCTTACAACGAAAAAGGTGAGAGCATTTCTTTTGAGACAACTCCTTTTATATGGGAGATAGATAATCGTGATGCATTTAAAGATGTAGGAAAACCTTTCGCTAAGTTAGCGGATTTAAGAAGGCTACCTGTACAGCATCATATTGGATTAGAAACTCAAGAGCGTAAGCTACCTAATGGTAACTCTTTTTACTTACCTACAGCAACTCTAGATGTATCTAGTACTATTGAAACTACTGATGAAGACCAAGTTATCTTTGGGGATTTTATATCATGGATACAAAACTATAATCAGTATATAGTCAGTGAGTGGGATTCAAACGTAGGTAGTAAAGCGGATGATGCCATGAAAGACATAGTCGAAGACTTTGTAGAAGTGGATGCAAGCTAATGAACCATCGTGCTGAATTGGCGATATACAAGTTGCTAGAAGATATACTTGCATCTAAGAAGCAGATGTCTATGGAGACTATTGAAGGTGTAGCATCCGATATAAAGGAAGCTATGGTTCGTCAGTTCGGCTCAAAGAATGATAGGAAGGATTTTAAATTACGTATGTCTAACATAGGGAAACCTTCCTGTCAGCTTTGGTTTGAAAAGAATCACCCTGATAAAGCTTTACCAAAAGGTAATAACTTCTTGATGACCATGATGATTGGTGATATAGTCGAAGCTGTATTTAAAGCATTGCTGAAAGAAGCTAAGATAGATTACCAAGACAGTGAAGAAGTTACATTGCCTCTAAAAAATGGTATCAATGTAAAGGGAACTTATGACTTAGTGTTAGATGATTGTGTTGATGATATTAAATCAGCATCTGATTGGTCTTACAGAAATAAGTTTGAGTCCTTTGAGTCTCTAGCTAAAGGTGATAGCTTTGGCTATGTAGGTCAACTCGTTGGGTATGCGAAAGCGAGTGGTAAAAACATAGGCGGTTGGTGGGTAGTGAACAAGTCTAATGGACAGTTCAAATACGTGTCAGCTAAAAATGCGGATACAACTAGTGTCTTAGATGACATCGAGAAGACTATTGCCAAAGCCAATTCTAAAGAATTAGAGAGATGCTTTGAGCCAGAAGAAGAAACGTTTAGAGGTAAGCCTACAGGTAATCTAGTCCTGAATAGGAACTGTAACTTTTGTGACTTCAGATATACGTGTTGGGAAACTTTGAAAGAGTTACCTGCACAGAAGTCATCTGCAAGAGAACCAAAGATGGTTCAGTATATTAAGGTAGCATAATGTATCCTTCTCACAAGGCAACACGTGCTGCGTATAAGTATGGGTATAGAAGTGGACTAGAGCATAAGGTCTCACTCTATCTAGAGGAACGTAATCATAAGTATGACTACGAATCTATTAAGATAGAGTGGGAAGACCTAGCCTACAGAACCTATACCCCTGACTTTATACTGAACAATGGCATTATCATTGAGACAAAGGGAAGGTTTCTTGCAGGAGATAGACGTAAGCATCTAGCTGTTAAGAAACAACATCCACGATTAGATATCAGATTTGTCTTTGAGAATAGCAGACGTAAGCTAAGTAAAGGTGCTAAGTCTACGTATGGTCAGTGGTGTGACAAGTATGGATTCAGATATTATGATAGAATAATCCCTGAAGATTGGCTAAAAGAAAAAGGTAAGAACAAACATCCTACAATAATTAAATTTGCAGGTAAAAAAGTAAGGAGAATAAAATGATTAGTGATAAATACTTAGACGATGAAGACTTTGTTATACAAATAAAACCTCACCTAGATTCTAAAGGTTGGACAGGAGATGTGTCATTAAATATTATGGTAGGAAAAGATAACCCGTTAAGTGATGATGACTTTGAAGCTATGCTAAACTTAACTAGGCAGATATGCTCTACCGTTCCCTTGATGGAACATAATAAATTATTTAGAGATGCTGTTGAAGAAGAAGCAAATAAACACCTACCTATTGAGGATGTTTTTGATATACCATCTAAGCCTAGCTCAAAGGTAGAGAAAGAAGAAGACAATGTAATACATATTACATTTGGAAGAGAAACTAAGCATTGACAACGTCATCGGACTGTGGTAAAAAGCCTATGAGACATCTAGAATACATGGCTTACAGAGCAGAAAGGGAGAAGCAAATGGAAGAAGATATGGTTAATAGTCCTAAACACTATAACAAAGCGGGTATTGAAACCATCGATGCCTTAGAAGCTATGTTAGTTGATGGGTTTGATTACTATCTACAGGGCAACATAGTTAAATACCTATGGAGATTCAGATATAAGAACGGTGTAGAGGATTTAAAAAAAGCACAGTGGTATCTGAATAAACTTATTGAGGTCTACGATGATAAAAGTTAAGATAATGATGACACTTTCCATAGACCCAGATGAGTATGCTGTACCCGCTGATGGCATGGTTAGTGACGAGATTGAAGAATACATAAGAGAAACCTTCCATGAAATAGAAGGAGTAAGAATAAACAATATGAAATTAGTTAGCGAGGATATATAAATGATACAAAACTATTTACCAACCGACTATCAAAACTTTATAGCACTCTCTCGCTATGCAAGATGGAAGGAAGATGAACAGAGGAGAGAGAATTGGGGTGAGACAGTAGACAGATACTTTAATTACATGTCTGACCACCTTAAGAAGAACTATTCGTACACTATTACTAAAGCTTTAAAAGATAAGCTTACAGAGCAGATAATGAGTTTAGGTGTTATGCCTAGCATGAGAGCCTTAATGACTGCAGGACCTGCTCTAGACAGGTGTCACGTGGGTGGTTATAACTGTAGTTACATACCTGTAGATAGTCCACGTTCATTTGATGAATGTATGTATATTTTAATGTGTGGTACAGGTGTAGGTTTTTCCGTAGAAAGAGAAAGTGTAGACAAACTACCCGTTGTTAATGAGCACTTTGAAAAGTCATCTACAATAATAAAAGTAGCTGATAGTAGACCCGGTTGGGCACGTGCATTACGAGAGTTAATATCTTTATTATATGCAGGACAAGTTCCTACATGGGATGTATCTGAGGTAAGACCTGCAGGTGCTAGACTAAAAACATTTGGTGGTAGAGCATCAGGACCTGCACCTTTAGTTGAGTTGTTTCAATTCTGCATACAGAAGTTTGAAGGTGCTAAAGGTAGAAGACTATTTCCTATTGAGTGCCACGACCTTATGTGCAAGATAGGTGAGGTTGTAGTTGTAGGTGGAGTACGTAGGTCTGCTCTTATATCTTTGTCTAACTTAGGTGATGACCAAATGAGACACGCTAAGTCAGGTCAATGGTGGGAGAATGAAGGGCAGAGAGCACTAGCCAATAACTCTGTAGCATTTAAAGGTAAGCCTGAGATGGGTACATTCATGCGAGAATGGACATCATTATATGAATCTAAGTC